CTATTGCGTCTGAATATTAATTGATGGCATGTTAAACGTTACGCTGAAAGCATACTGGCCAGAGCGGGTTTCGTACTCGGTAAAGGTGGCGCTGTTAAGAACCACGGTTTGCCATTTAATGGGGTTGCGGTTAACTAGCATTTGTACTTTGGGCGAATACTTGATGGCTTGCAGTCCTTTAATATCGGGCACGGAAAGATCTTCGGCCATTACTTTCATTTTTTGGCCGGCGCTTTTGCTGATTACTTCCTCGATGCCCTGCTGGTTTTCCCAATCGGACACGAAATTTTTAATGATCACGGCGTTCTGTACGTCCAACGTTACTTCCTGATTGTAAACGAACCGGTAATAATTCCAGCTGCCGCTTAAACCTATCCAGCGTAGGTAAACAGACTGGTCGTCAACTGCATCATCAATCCTAATGGTTTGGGTTTGGGTTATGGTGTATTCGGTCTCGCTATCATCTTTATATTTTAGGCTGAGGCTAAAATAATAAGCCTCGCGCGGGAAACCGATATTGATCTTCAAGCGGTTTAAACCAACCTGGTTAAGGGCAAGGCTTTCGGTAGCGCCATATTGGGTGAGGATAAAACGGCCATTATCCTGGTTCAATAAATAAGTACCATCCTCGTTCAGTAAATAAACTGTACCCGGTGTGCCCGAAAGTGGTTTGCGATTGGCATCCAGCATAATCAGTTCGTAGTAAAGGTTAAGGCCGATGAGATCGTCGCTGTAAATAAAACCAATATCAAACGGGTAGCCAATGCTGTAAGCAGGTTCGGCAAAATCTGTTACCCACTTAGCCAGCTGATTTGTATTGATAACCGACCGGAAAGGTACATAAGCCGCCATATTACCACCATACTGGTCGCCCAGTTGTTTGGCCGAATAGGTGATATGGAAAGGATCGCCCACGGTAATAAATGCCGAGGACTGTGGGTTATTTTGCGCATCGGTCCAGTTTTCCTGGTAAGCTATTTGGTAAGTTGCGCTCAGGTTAGTATCGAGGTAATTGGTTTGTGTATAATCGCTGCCATCTGTTGCCCGTAACAGGCTTTGTAGAAAGTTGGAAAGATCGGCTTTGATTAATCCGGTTGTATCTGGGCGATTGGTAGCCTTTACAGTTTGCGTACTGCCATTCTGATCTTGGTAAGTGATTTGGGTAACAACATTATAGTACTTCTGCAACGAATTGCAGTTGGCGAATCCCGTATTGCTACCGGCCGAAATAAACGGCGTACTGATAATTACACCATTGGTTAACGGTGTAGATACGGTATAAACACCTTTGTAAGCGCCTGCGTTGATATAAATAAAGTCGCCCGTCTTTATACTGCTGGTATCGGCATTAATGGCAAATTGGGTGCCGGGAGCAATGGAACTGTTAAAGATATTAACAATTGAAAAGTCTTTACGCTGATAGGTAAAAACGATTGGATTAAAGGCCGCACTCCAGCGCGAAATATTGCCACCGCCAATAGCTACCGAAGGATCGCTCACTAAGAGATTTTTAACTGTATCTACATCAAAGGGGTAACTGGCTGCACAGCCGTTGGCGTCTTTAATATAGGCATTGTAGGCACCCCCGGCCAGGTTGCTGAATGTAGGCAAGACTTGGTAGTTAACAAAATCGATACTGTACTGAATAGGGCCGTTGCTTGAAGATGCATTAACAGTGATTTGCGCATCCGCCGCACCAGGGTTAGATTCCTTTTGGTTAATTGTTACCGAACTGATAGCCGCATCGCATACGGCGGGTGAGGTGCCGACGGCTGCCGCAGGACTGGTGCCAAGCACAGTGTAAGAAACCGAATCAAATACCTGTCCATTAGCGCTGCGGTTAATGGTGCCGCTGTAAATAGCTAAACTTTGGCCGGGTACGGCGTATTGTTCGGTGGTGAGTTGCCCGTCGGCATTTTTTTGAACAGTTACGATAATGCCATTGCCGTTGACGTACATGCCGTTTTCGTCGGTTAACTTGATGTAGATGGTACCTGTTACATAAATATAGCCGCCATTTCCGGGGGTAGAGGTAGTATCGTTATATATACTTGCTTGTAAGCTCATTGATTTAAGGAGATTAGATTGATTTAATAAGCCTGGAAATACATGGTAGCCAGCGTAATACTAAGGCTTACGCCAGTTGTGTTTACATCATACTTATTGTAAACAGGTGTACATTTTGCTTTCTCGCCGGCCTTAATTTTAAAGTAACGGCCATCGCCCTGGCGATAGGTGGCAGCCTTAACAATGAACTCATTAGCCATTTGCAGGGCTTGGCTGATGTAGGTTTCATTATCAGAAGTGTACTGGTCGAAATCAGTTTTAAACAGAAATTCGAGATATACGGTAAACGTATTATCAACCGAGCCATTAGTACAGGGCACCACCGTAATAGGCTGCAGCGGGTACATAAAAACACAGGGGAAATTCGCCTGATCGGCCAGTAAATTAAGCTCGTTCGCCGAGCCGTAAATAAATGATGGGTTGCTGCTGAGCGTTTGTACAACAGCTTCTATTTGATTGCGTATAGCCATAGGATTTAGTTTTGAGTTGCGAATGAGTGAATGATAGAGTGATAGAATGAGTGAATAGTAGGAAGTGGCAGTGGCGAGTGGCAGTAGCAGTTTCTAAACCCGTCATCCCGAATTTATTTCGGGATACCACATGCTAAGTATCTGGTGTCAGGCTTGCTGTATACCTGTCCCGTGGGTGCTGAAACGAGTTCAGCATGACGTGCTTTTTTTATATCCTGCCTTTTGATTTCTTATCTCCCTCCCCTTCAGGGGAGGGCCGGGGTGGGGCTCTTACTGCATCAACTCCTGGTATCTTTTCTGATAAGTAGCTTCAGTTTGGTTTAGCAATAATTTGGTAAGCACTACTGCGTAGGGAAGGTTCAATATCTGCGACCATTTGCATACATCGCCGCCTGCCAGGGAGTTTACAGTGTTAACATACCCGAATTTTTGAAACGACTTAATGCCAGCCTTTTCTTCCATAGCAGTTGCGCGCGAAGCCAGTAGCTTATTTTCGGTTTCGATAAGCTTGGATAGTTCAAAAAAAAATACTTAGCTATGGGCAGGGCATCGGTAAACGGCAGCTTAATTACTTCATCATAAAACGCTTCGGCCTGGTATTCGTTGTACCAGTTGTTGCTTACCGGGCCGTAAAAGTAATGGGCTAACAGCATGCCGCATGTTTTTAACGACGGGTTGAAATGCGTTTTCCAATCTTCGTCATATTGTTCGATATGCTTATTAATTTCTTCGGTAATCACATCGCGCGCAGCTAAAAATGCGCCAGCAGGTTCGATAGATAAATTGGTGATCACTTTAACTTTTACAGCCTTGCCATGTATGTTGAAAGTGATGCTTTTAGGCAGGCTATCGCTATTGTATAACTCCTTAATTTGCTGCGATAATTTGGTTACCTGATCATTAAAGATCTGCAGATCATTAAAATCTTTAATGTTTTGCAACTCTTCAACGGGTATGCCCGAGAGGATTTGGATGGCCTGCAAATCGCTCATGTTTTCTGTGGATTGCATATCTATCAGTTGCCCTAAAGTTACCTCGTGCAGATGATCGGGGAACTTAATGTGCAGCTTACCTGTTTTGGTTTTTAGTGTTTTTTCTATCATGTTAAAAAAGGTTTAATATATCGTTAGCTGCCGGTGCCTGCTGCCAGGGCAGGTATGATTTTGGTTTGCTGATATTGTTAATTCGCAGCTTATTAAGCGCGATGTACCTGAGCGGATCTATCAGGTGGTTCCAGGTATCTACCGGCTCGTTAATGGTTTTGCCATTTTGGTCTGTTTTCCATTGGTAGCGCATTAGCTCCTTGCGCAGGTTAATACTATTTTGGGTGATGTTGATCTGGTAGCGTTTTAAAATATCGATGGAGTTTTTAACGCTGTCAGGCCCTTTTTTGGCTGCGATAATGTGCCAGCCCAACCGGCGTAATTCCTCTATCGATTTAGGTTCGGCGCTGTCGGCAATTATCTCGGTCATCTTACTCACCTGTAGCTTTTGAAACTTTTGCGATATGTCCGGGTTGGTTAAGCCGGTTTCGTAAATCAGCTCGTTAACCCATAACTGGCCGTTGAGCAGGTATACATCAATACAGCCGGTTTCGTCATTAGTAAAACCAAAATCAAGGCCGTAGGCTATGCGTTTAGCTTCGGCAGGTATTTGCGGTATAATTTGCCAGTTGGTAAATATCAAGCCGTTAAGTTTACCGGTGAGGCCGCGGGCGTAAACTTTCCACTGATCTGGGTCGGTAAGTTTTAGCCGCTCTACCTTGTTGCGGGTATGCTCATCGAGGAAAGGGTTGTGCCGATGGTCTGATATAATGAATTGTACATCGGGCTGGCCCTTTAAATGCTCATGCACCCAAAACGCTACGTTGGGGTTATAATCAACATAAATGCGTTTGCTGGTGCGGAGTGACAATTCTGTATAGATTTCAAAACTGATACCATTGGCCTCATTAATAAACAAATAGTTACGTTTGCCCGATTTAGCATCCTGCCCGTTAGCATAGCTTTTAAATTCGATAATACTGCCGTTGTAAAACTCAAACACCCTATCTGTTTTATTATAGCTTTTAATGTGCTGCTGTAGGGCAGGGGAGTCTTGGTGAATTTTAAGGGCATCGCGCAACGCCCCCGCCTTTAAGTTGGGTATATCCTGCCCGGCCACGGTAATTACCTGTTGCGGCTGCTCGCAGGCTATGCAAAATAGCACCTGTAGTATAGCGTATGTTTTGCCCGAACTGGTGCCGCCCTGGTTCACTACCACATGCCCGCTTGCCTGGTAATTGCTTTTAAAAAGTACGGTTGTTTTAAACATGATATTGCTTTATTACAGTTCAACTTCCTGCTCTGATGAAGCAGGTAAAATGCCCATATCGATAATCTGTATAGTGATGGCGCCGTTTAACATGGGCAGGATATCGGCCTTCTCATGCCAACCCATAGCTTTGAGCGCAAACATGGCGCCTGTTGATGACGACTGGTGCAGTTTCTTCTCATACTCGGTCTCAATCCGTAATCGTCCGCGTTTTAATTCCGGGCCAAAACGGCCGCTCGCTTCGTACTGGTCAAATGCCTGCCTACTCTCGAAACCCAGGTAATAAGCCAGCCCGCTGATGGTGGGCGGCTCGGGTTCGCGCAGCCATACTTTTTGGGCCGCCGGCTCAATTTCGTCTTTTGTTTTAGATGGCGGCAATGCCAGCTCGTAATGGCCTTCTATATATTTAAAATAGCCGCTTATACAATCCTCCAGGTCAGAGCGGGAGTGAAAAATCCGTCGTTTATTCTTCATTATGTTTTATATGCTTATTGGCATAATATTAAGCAGTAAAAAGCTCGGTTTCTACCAATTGGGTTAATAGCTTTTTTAATAATGCTTCGCGGGCCCAGGTTTGCTCAACCTTGTTAGCATCGTTAGCGTACCAGTCTATGGCCTCGTTGATCATCACATGGGTTTTGTACAGAAACTTCTTTTTGGCGTGCATTTGAGTAGCCTCGTAACTGTTTAACCCTTCAGCCTTAATAAGCCGGGCGAATTGCTTAAGCGATACATTAAGCCGCAGGCATTCATCGAGCGAATTTTTAAAATCGTGCTTGTCTTCCAGCCAGATGGTTAGCTCGTCGTCGTTAATTTCGTGGTCGGCTATGGTTATGCGGCTGTAGTCGAAGTCTACCTGTACTATGAGCCACCAAAGCTCGTTCCGCATCTTTTGGGGGATTCTGATAATGGGATTCATATAATTTGTTTTTTAATGATAGAAGGAAGTTAATGATAGAAGGAGAGAATGATATAATGAGTGAATATTGGATGGGGGTGATGATTAGTGTTTTATTATACCACTCTATCAATCACTTATTCTATCATTCAAAATTAAACTCGGTTTCCATTGCGGCAGATATTTACGGATAGCCATAATTTCATCACGGTATTTATGGCATACTTGCTGGTGGACTAATAACCTTAAGGCAAAATCCTCGTCTGTAGATTGATTATCCGAGGGCGGCGCGCTTTGATTTTGGTTACCGGTTTCGGTAAAAACGGAGTGTACGATGTGCATCATGGCTTTTCTGTATTTGAATTGTGTAATCGTCAATAATTCTTTATATCTTTAGTTTATAATTACATAACAAATATAAAGAAATTTCTTTAAATAAAGAAATAATTCTGTAAAATTTATTTTATTATGGAAGAGACGAAAGTAAGTAAGATAAAAAATGTTCGCCCAGAGACATTAGAATTCATAATAATGTATAATCAATTGCGTGGAAAGGCATTTAATGGTAATGCCGAGTTGGCTGAGATATTAGGTTTTAACTCGCCAAGCTCTATTACAGAAATAATAAAGAGTCGTCAGAATATAGATCCAGAAAAATTCAGAACTTTTAAAGAATACTTTAAAGAATATTTGGTAGGAGATAAGCCTGCTGCTGCTGAAAAAAAGGCAGAAGTTAAAGCTTTCGAAGGAATCCCAATGTATGAGGTTACCGCAACTGCATCTGGTGTGGAAGTTTATAACGATGTGAACGACACTACGCCGGTTGGCTACATGAACTTCCCTGGTATTGAGGAATGTGATTTTGCTTTACCGGTTTGGGGCCACTCGATGTACCCTTATTTGGAGAATGGCTGCTGGGTTGCACTTAAAATTATTCACGATAAAAAGATTTTACCCGGCGAGGTATATTATATAGAGTGGGGCGACTACCGCATGTACAAACGCCTGTTAATTGGCGATAACGACGATGAAGTAATTGCACATTCGGACAATACCACTGAAATGATTGGCAACCGTTTAAAATATGCTCCCTTTGTGATTAAAAAGTCGGAGATTAAGAAACTTTGCCTGGTGAAAGACATCCATAAAAAGCACAATCATTAAAAATTGGTGGGAGTAAATAATTGACAATTTGCTTGCATTGAAAATGTTACTAATATTAGTAATATTACACTCATCAATGGCTTAGTTGTAATTCTTGATTTTACGCTCAGATTTTTAATTAATGGACTATAATATTGTATTGATTTGTGCTGTTTTTATTGGTGCGCTTGCACTGATTATTAACTCTTTCAGAAACAAGGCCGTACGTAAAATTATTGAGGAGAATAAAGATGTGCCCCAGCTTTTTCTGCAAAGAACAGTGGATAATAAGCTGCACACTTTACAGCACGCTCTTCGCCAAACCGTTACCGGCAATTTAAGCGACGATCCGCAACTTGCCAAAATTAACAATTTGCGCCTTGCTTTAAGTGCAGAACTTGATGAGCTTACAAACAACTATCGCGGCAAAAAAATCACCTTAAAAGCTTACGACCATAAGCTGGATGCTATCCTGCAAAAATTAAAGCAGGACGTAATTTATTAATTAACCAGGCTTTTAACGAGGTTGCTGAGTGAGTCTATATCAAAAGGCTTGGGCACATAAGCATCGGCTTTACATTTTCCTGCAATGCTTTCCAGCGATTGGGCAGCCGAGATCAGGATCACAGGGATGTGTTTAACCTCATCGTCGTTTTTTATGCGCAGGCAAAGTTCACTACCTTTGGTTCCGGGCAATAACTCATCCATCAGGATTAATGCCGGGTTAATGTTTTTTAAATTATCGATTGATCTTCCGTCCGAACAGGATATTACTTCATAACCGTCATCGGTCAAGATAATATCCAGCACTTCCAAAATATCTTTATTATCCTCTATTACTAAAATTTTCAAAACGGAGCCTATTAACTTGTTTAGCGACTTGCAAATCTATGAATTAAATTAATATGATAAAAATTATCCTATTGTTAAATAATGAAAATATGACGACAAGTTTATTCAATCTAAAATCTAATACTTGTTAAATATTACTTTGGTAAGCCAAAATATCATAATATTGCCTGCAAATCCGGCCGCTCAAAAAGGCGCTGCTAAATAACCATTTGAATTGGTATGACAGACGATGCAATAGTTAAGCGAATGAAAGTGATTGTGAAAGATCACGGCGGGCAGCTGGCCTTAGCCAACGCTATTGGTGTTGATCAGGGTTTTATCAGCAAAATTGTGAACCAGAAGCAAGAGATGAGCTATTACCTTATCCGCAAATTATGCTTTCAACTCAAATATTCGCCCGAATGGCTGATACTGGGTACCGGCGATAAAAAGATCAGTAAGCCAGAATCGGCCAAGTTGATTACCGAGATCCAGATGCTGCGTACCGAGGTTGATATTCTTCACGCCCGTATGCGCGCCTACGAACTGGAGCTGAAAGACCTGCGTGAGCATGGTTTTGAAGGACAGCAAAAAGCAGGCTGA